TTTTGAATACTGGTACAGCCAGCCTGAAACTGAGGTTTGGAGTACGGTTGACCTTGCCCGTGCCGTCATTGCCGCTGATAGGGAGAAGAACAAGTGACTTACACAACACTAGAAGCCTTACGATTGGCAGAAGAAGCGTTTATGAAAATAGCAGACCTTCGCAATCTCGGAAAAATTAACCCAGAAGTCATTGCATTTGAAACTCTTTACGTCATCCGTGCAGCGAGAGCGCAGGAGCAAGCAGAGCAGGAGCCGATGATGGACTATGAGCGCATTAACGCTTTGCGCGAGGGAGAACAAAACGGAGCAGAAGACGCGTATTTCTTTGTCCGTCCAGAAAACGATACGCCATCATTGCGCAAAATGTTTTGCCAAGGCTTTGAACGCGGATTCCACAAAGGCCTCAAATACGCATCCCATGTCCGTACAAAAGACCTTACGGATGATGAGATTGCAAGATGGTTTGGTGCGGCAACAGAGGGAAGTTTGATTGAATTTGCCCGTGCCGTCATTGCCGCTGATAGGGAGAAGAATAAATGACACGCTACAGATTAGTTAAGAAACGCAATAAGGGGTATGAGCCGTATTACGAGATTCAAAAACGCATACTTGGTTTTATCTGGGTGCTTTGTAGTTGGTCAACATCCTGGGACAAAATTCACGATGAATATGAACGAATCCTGACAGCGGATGAAAGGCCAGAAGAATTCTTGGTATTGACGGAGGATGTTGTATGACACAAGACGAAGTCATCCGCATTGCGCGGGAGGCTTGTGCGCCAAACCAGACGTTTAACAGCGATGAAGAATGGGTTAAACGATTTGCCGCCATAGTCGCTGCCAATGGAAAGCCGAGAACAAACGCGATTACGAGAACTGGAAAATGGCCGCAGAGAAAGCTGCTGAATGTGAGCGTGAGGCGTGTGCGAAGGTGTGCGAGAAATTGCAAAATGAGGCTGAGGCTGTTGCCAAATGTTTTGATGCAACGGCAGAGGAGTGCGCCGCAGCCATAAGGAGCATGAAATGAACAATATTCCAACCAGCAAAGAATTGTTCGATATTATTGGCAAATATATACGTTTGCCGCCAACCACCATTAAAGTAAAACTTGAGTTTGGAATTGATATGGTTCCAATTTTAACAGTGGTTCAACATGCCGAGAAAACAAGTGATTAAAATCGACGCCGATAAGGGCAAATTCCTAGTGGTTTGCCCATACCACATGTCCCACTTGATTCGGGGCGTGCCTGGGCGTCGTTGGTCAGGTAAAGACCGTAATTGGGTGGTTCCCGGTTCACGGAAGGCCGGAGAGATGTTGGCCGGAGTACCTGACGCTGAAATCACACCAGCCGCATTTGAATTAATGGCAGCAACATCGAAGCCGGTTGATGTGCCGGAGATTCCGTTTCCGTCAATGTACCAGTTTAAAACCGAGCCGATGCCACACCAGCGTCAGGCGTTGCACTTCCTCTGGCAACGTAAAACCGCCGCATTGTTTATGGGAATGCGGACCGGTAAAACAAAGACCACCATTGATTGGCTGTCGGCTTTGGCCCAAGATGACAAAGTTGATCGGGCCATTGTCATCTGTCCTTTGTCCATTCGCCGCAATTGGGTTTTACAGATAGCCGAACATGCGCCAATGGAAATCCCAACGCTGCTGCTGGACCCATCTAAGCCGAAGCAATTCGATGAATTCATGTCTGTCGGATTCCGTGTTTTACTGGTTGGCGTGGAATCGCTGGCCATTGGCCGCGCTATCAGCTATTGTGAACGATTTGCCTGTTCTGGCCGGGTGGCAGTTATTGTCGATGAATCGCAAAAGATCAAGAATCCGAAGGCCTCCCGCACCAAGAACGTGATCAAGCTTGGCCGAATGTCTGAATATCGGGCAGTGCTTACTGGTACACCAGTGGCCAATTCGCCCATGGATCTTTATTCGCAATTCGAATTCCTAGACCCAGATATTATTGGATACAACGATTACTATTCGTTTAGAGCCAGATACGCTATTATGGGTGGCTATGAGGGGCGAGTGATCATCGGATACCAGAATATGGAAGAATTGATCGAGGAGATTTCCCCGGCCACCTTCCAAGTGCATACCAAAGACGTTGCCGATATTCTGCCGAAATCGTTCCAAATCCGTGAAATAGAACTGCCCGATGCTGCTCGTGCTCTATATAAGCAGATCAAGAAGTCTAGTGTTATCATCACCGAAGACAACATGTTGATGATCAACAATGCTTTGACCAAGGCCACGCGTTTACATCAATTGGCTGGTGGCCAAATGACCTACGGTGATACTGGCAATTACACAGCAGAGTGGATCCACGATGCCAAGGTCAATGAATTGCAGTCAGTGATCGAAGAAAACCCATGCCCTACCATCATCTGGTGTGCATATCGGCCAGAAATCGAGAAAGTGGCCGCGTTGTTTGGTGATCGCTGTGTCCAGATCCATGGTGGCGTATCCGAGACTGATCGAGCCGAAGCTGTGCGAAAATTTCAATCGGGCGAGATTGATTATCTGGTTGGAAATGCGTCCACTGGTGGTGTTGGCCTGACCATGAATCGAGCCGAGATGATGATTTATTACAGCAGCACATTCTCAGCCATCGATCGGCAGCAATCATTGGAACGCGCAACCAACATCCGCGATGGACAGAAAAACATATCTATTGTTGATCTGGTGATGAAAGACACGATTGATGAAATCGTCATGGCAGCATTGAACAACAAGGAAGATTTGGCATCGTATGTTAAAAACCATATTGATGAATTCAAGAAGCATGTGCTATAATTTGTCATCATAAGGAGATAAGCGCATGAAAGTTTATGTTACCCAAGAGTCCCAACTGGACTATACGGAAGCGTTGAAGTATGGTGATATTGTGTTTCTCACATCACCCGGCGATCGTTTGTCCGCTGTCCCAACTTCACTTGGCAATGAAGAAATCACATGGAAAATTGACGCACGTTTAAAGGACTTCACCGAAGATGATTATTTGCTCTGTACTGGAGCACCGGCGCACATGGCCATTGCTGGTGCAGCATTGGGTGATCGTCTGAAGAAAATGCTAGTGTGGGATAACCGCACATCGTCTTACTTCCCACTAAGGATCAAATCATGAAATTACAGGAGTTAGCTCGTGAACTTTCTACGCTTAAAACCGAAAAAGATAAAATTGAAGAAACCCTTAGCGCGATCAACAAGCGGATTGAAATACTTGCTCGGCAGGAAATTCCGGAAGCAATGGACGAGGCTGGAGTACAGAACGTCAAGTTTGAGGGCATCGGAAAAATTTATCTTAAAGGCGACGTGTTTGCCTCAATCCCAGCTGAGGCGCGTGACGCTGCATATGAATGGCTCGAAGCCACGGGTCGTGGTTCGCTCGTCAAGCCTACGGTTAATTCGTCCAGCTTAAAGGCAGCAGTCAAGGAGTGGATTTCCCAAGGCGAAGAGATCCCAGAAGAATTGATTAAAGTAACGCCATATACGCAAGCCGTTTTAACCCGTTCATAAGTAGGTAACTTATGCCGCCGTGGTCGGATACCACTTTAACCAAGGAGTAATATCATGAGTAAAAATCAAGTAGCTACAGTACAAACGACAATGCCAGCTTTCCTGCAGGGCAAGACTTCTGCCCGTGGGCAAGAGAATGTGACAGCAGCGGATTTGGTGATTCCACGTCTGGAAATCGTGCAATCCTTGTCCCCATGCCGCAAAAAGACTGACCCAGCTTACATTGAAGGTGCTGAGGAAGGCCTGCTGTACAACAATGTGACCCGCGAACTTTATGGTAGTTCGGTGCTGCTGGTCCCAGTGTTTTACAAGAAAGAATGGCTGGTCTGGAAGGACCGCAACAAGGGTGGTGGTTTCCGTGGCGCATTCACATCGGAACTGGAAGCCAAGCAACACATCAACGAACTGGACGTGCCTGAGGATTATTTTGCACAAGATACAGCTAGCCATTTCTGCTTGATGGTCAAGGCCGATGGCAGCAGCGAAGATATCGTGGTGTCGATGAGCAAATCGAAGCTGAAGACTTCACGCAAATGGAACTCGCTGATTCGTCTGGCCGGTGGCGATTCGTTCAGCCGAGTCTATAAGCTGACGGGTGTTGAGCAGACCAATGCCAATAACGACACGTTCTATGGTTTCGACGTGGCGAACGCAGGTTTCCCATCGGAAGAAATCTACAACCGTGGCGAGAAGCTATACAACGCCGTCTCCGAAGGTCGTGCAACTGCACAACACGATGAGGACGACCTGTAATGGCTGACTTTCAACAATACCCAAATTCGGGGTCTATGTTCAAAAATGAACGCAAGACTACCGAAAAGCATCCAGATTATAATGGATCGCTGAATGTGGATGGTGTGGACTACTGGATCAGCGGCTGGGCCAAAGTTGGCAAGTCTGGGAAAAAGTTCCTTTCCCTTTCAGTCAGCTTAAAGCAACCAAAAGAACCGGGAGCAGCTTTGCCACCGGTGGAAGATGACGATCTGCCATTTTTTTAAATAAGGCTTGGGGCGGCCTTTCCATAACACCCCATCTCAACGGGCCGGTACATTCTTTTAATTTGACAATTCGGAGGATAAGTGAAGCGGGAAAAACTTCACACCGGCCCACCCTCCCCTAGGAGCATATAATGAATAACGACGTACCTGACCAGCCACTTAATCCACCTGAGCCACGTTGCCCGGATTATTTTGATTATTTAGAGCATGAAGCAGACCGCTTGAACGATGAGGCCAAAGAAAATGACATTAAGTGATATCCTTGGGTATCCTCAAGTTAACATAAGCGAACACCCACGCGCAACCCGTTCTCACCGTTGCGGCATTTACAAAGACGGCATTCCGCGATACGAACCGCCCAAAACTCGTAAACCAACGCACAGTACTTCTACTAGGGATCACACCGGATTGACCGCTGCCCAACGTAAAATTTTAGCCATTATAAATAAGTCAAGCGTTCCGATGGGGGCCGTTGAAGTGGCCAAAATCATGAAATATGGCCCCACTTCTGTAAGTAGCAATTTAACCACATTATGGCGTCAAAGACTTTTGGACCGCAAAAAACTAAAAGATGGAAAGGTACGTTGGTATGTCTATTTTCCCATGCCTTGACGGGCGAATCATAGCCTACGACACCGAAACGACGGGACTTGGCCCAGAAGACATGGCTTTTGGCTTTTCCGTCGCATTCGAAGGGTGGTCTGGCTATTTTGATATTCGACGAAATCCAGAAGCCGCGCGGTGGATGTCGGACGCACGCCCGGCACGTATTGTCTGCCACAATGCCAGCTTTGATTATCGAATGTCTGCCAGAGCCGGTATACACATGGACATCAATCTGCTCGATGATACAGTTATCCGGGCATGTTTACTTGATGAGCATCTGCAATCTTATTCGTTGGATGACCTTGCAGCAAAGTATCTCAAGAAACGTAAACAGGACGAGATATATCCGCAGTTGGCCGCACTGTTTGGAGGGAGAGCAACTCGCAATGTCCAGATGCCAAACATAGCCAAAGCACCGCCAGAAATAGTCGGCCCATATGCTATTCGTGACGCGGAACTGACCTTGGAACTTTGGAAGTGGCAAGAGGATGAAATAGTTCGTCAAGGGATCAATGAAATCATTTCCTTTGAGCGCCGATTAATGCCCACGTTGATCAGGACCGAAATGCGCGGAATCCGTGTTGATGTTCCCCACGCCGAGGCCGCCCAACAACAACTGACCATTGAAATAGACCGTCAACAAGCCGAGCTAAATCAGCTGGCCGGAAGCAAGTTCAACGTCAACAGCACACCGCAAGTGCGGAAGATGTTTAACCCAAAGGTGAAGAATGGTGTCTGGGTGGCCGATAATGGCACGTATTTGGAGCCTACTGAGGCTGGTCAGCCGTCTATCAATTCGATGGCTTTGCGTGAAATGGGAGATGATCGCCGAGCCGAACTTATATTATCAATACGATCGATGATCAAGACCCGCGACACGTTCTTGGGTGGCCACGTGATTGAATCCGCTCACAATGGCCGAGTTTACCCAACCATCAATCAGAACAAGGGCGAAGATGGTGGCACTGGCACTGGCCGTCTGTCATACACTGGCCCAGCCATGCAGCAGATCCCCAGCCGCAACAAGAAGGTGGCTGCCATTGTAAAACCAGTATTCTTACCGGACGAAGGCCAGATTTGGGTCGATGCCGACATGCAATCATTTGAGGTGCGGGTTTTTGCCCACTTGGTCAACGACGCCCAGATTAACGCTGCGTATACACGTGACCCATTGGCCGATTTCCATCAGATGGTGGCTGATCTAACCGGGCTACCAAGAAACGCCAGCTATTCGGGGCAAGCCAACGCCAAGACTCTTAATTTGTCTATGATCTTTAATAGCGGGAATGGGGCCATCGCAGAGAAGATGGGGATGGGTTGGGCATGGGAGCAGTTCGAAGCCAAGGATGGCCAGACGGTAAAATACAAAAAAGCTTGCGCAGAAGCAATGGCCATCATTGACAATTACCATCAGCGTTTACCGGGAGTGAAGATATTGGCCGATAAAGCAAAGAACGTGGCCACCACCCGTGGCTATGTCAAGACTAAGTTCGGACGCCGAATGCGGTTCCCGAACCCGCGTTTTTCATATAAAGCATCCGGGTTGTTGATTCAATCCACAGCAGCAGACATCAACAAAAACAATTGGATGCTATTGGAGCAAGTGACCGGCAACCACGGAGGCAATATCATTTTGAATACTCACGATTCATACTCGTTGTCGCTTCCTGAGGACAATTGGCAAGCAGCATGGAAAGAAGCAGAGGAAGCAGTACGTTCATCTTATCCGTGGTTTAGAGTCCCGTTGATATTGGAACTATCTGGACATGGCGTAAACTGGTGGGAGGCAGTTAAATAATATTGAAGACGAATTGAATTAGGTGTAGAATTGAATCTTTTATAAGGAGATAACGAAATGTCAAATAATTCAGGAGATTTAAAAATGAAGCGTGCTGTCACATTAGTATTGGATGCAAATTACGGATCTACCGGGAAGGGGGCAATCGTCGGCTACATCGCCAACAATGAACAGCCGGACACTGTGGTCACACAATGGGCGCCGAATAGTGGACACACGACCATCACCAAGGCTGGCCAAAAGTTTATCCACATTCAACTGGCCAATGGCATCATTTCGCCACGATTGAAGCGCGTTTTAATTGGCCCCGGCTCACTGGTTAACCCAGAAATTCTGGCATCAGAGATCTATGCTGCTCAGGATCGTGGTTTCCTAATCAACACCGAAGTTCTGATTCACCCACACGCTGGCGTGGTTGAAGAGCGTCACCGTGAAGAAGAAGCTGGCCCAATGACCAAAATTGGCTCGACCAAAAAAGGGTGTGGTGCTGCTCAAATTCAAAAGATTCGCCGCAACCCAGATGACCAGAACGTTGCTTGCCGCTCGATGCCCAAAGGCCCATGGAAAGTGGTTACTGTCGAAGAATACAACAACGCCGTTGATGCTGGCCGCATCATTCTGGGCGAGGGATCACAGGGTTTCGGCCTGTCGATGTACCACGGGTTTTATCCTTACACCACTTATCGTGACGTTACCACGGCACAGCACATCGCTGACATGGGTTTGCCGCTCAGCTGGAAATTTGGCGCATTCCGTGTGGTTGGTACGTTCCGCACTTATCCAATCCGCGTGGCCAATCGTTATGATGAAGACGGCAAGCAAGTGGGCTACAGTGGCCCATGCTATGATGACCAGAAAGAAATCAGCTTCGAAGATATCAATCAAGCCACCGAATACACAACCGTCACCAAGCTGCCGCGCCGGATCTTTACGTTCAGTGAAAAGCAAGCCGCCGATGCTATCCGCCAGAACGGGATTGCCGAAGCGTTTTTGAATTTCTGCAATTACTGCCAGACCGAAGAGGAATTGCTGGACATTATAAAGAAACTGAGCAAACACACGTTTGTGCGGTATTATGGTTTCGGCCCGTCAGAAAAGGATATCATCGACGTTAAAGAAGACAGCACTGGCGTTGCCAAGAAGCGTGTTTTAGAGATGTACCATGCATATAAAGGAGACAAATAATGCGTTTTGCAAAATGTAATTGCTGCGGTAAAGTGTTGGATAATGTTAAAGCTTATGCTGATGGCGATATCCGCCGCATTGAAGATAAAGTGCGCTGTCTTGATTGCTGCGGAGCCGGGAATCAAATCCAAGACCTTCAAAACGAGATTGCTGTTTGGGCAGATTCTGTTTACCCGCACCGCACCAATGTTTCGATCCTTAAAAAATTGGACGAGGAGGTTAAAGAACTTCACGCTGATTTGCTGGACCCACATGAATACGCTGATCTTATCATTCTGATTTTGGATCTGGGGCGCATGAATGGTATAAATATTGGGCAAGCTGTTCGCGAGAAAATCGAAATCAATAACAAACGCCATTGGTCTATTGATCCGGACACGGGTGTAATGTCTCACACAGACCGCGAATTCACCTATATGGAAGAAGCTTATAATCTGGGTCGATTGGATTCGTGCCACGGAAAAACCAAAATGAATGTTTATCCGCCAAATAGCGAAGCTTGGCACGCATACGAACGTGGATATTTGTTCGCGGTGGCTGAGGGAGAGGGAAGTGATGCTGATTGATGAGAAAATGCGTACAGCCCACGTTAAACGTTGGCAAATCGTACGCACCGCCCGTGAGCAGACATTAGCCGAGCATCTTTATCGCGTTTGGCTTTTGGTTCGTGAGTTCGGCCCCCTAGTGGGGTTGACTCCGGACGAATTGCGCCACGCTGAAAATTTTGCTTTGCTGCATGATTTGCCGGAAGTAAAAACTGGTGACATTGCCACCCCGGTGAAATCAATGTTGCCTTCATTGGATCATATTGAAGCCCAATATAGCCACGAACATTTGGATGCCATGGCAGCTTGTACCAAAAAATCGCTGAGGCTGGTAAAGCTTTGTGATTTGGTAGAGGCATTGTGCTTTCTGTCCATCGAGGCTATGGGCTTGCATGCCATGGAAGTCGAGGAAGGAATCTATGAACGAGTGCGCCAAATCTTGGCCAATGAGGAATGGCAGCACTTGGCTCCGGTGATTGATCACTTAATTGAGAGGCAATAATGCACAAAATAGAATTCCGTTGTTTGATTGACAGTGTTTACCTGTCATTGATTGATTTAACCACAACCAAGGGCGAAGAATACAGCCGCGATGCTGATCAGCTGGCCAATTTCAAACGTCAAGCAGAAGAACTGTGTATGACGCCGGAAAAGGTGCTGATGGTTTACTTAAACAAGCACTTGGATGCCATCAAATCATTCGTTAAAACTGGCAAAATTCATTCAGAGCCAATCCAAGGGCGAATACAAGATGCTATTTTATATCTGATTCTTTTGCAAGCAATCGTCGAAGAGCAGCAAAATCAATCTTCTTGTGCCAAAAACCAACCGATCGATCTTGGAACGTGGCCCATAACTCCCCTTGACCAAGCAACAGAGCGCATTCTCCAGAATGAAGAAAAAAATCATCCTCAATTCGAGTTAAAATGAAAGTGTTGTGCCTGTACGCGAAAGACCGCTGTTCATCCGTGAAATGGGAAATGGTGACGGTCTTTCGTTTTTTGGGCAGGTACTTTAACTCTACCATTCCGTGGGTGTCGTCTATCGTAAAGAAAACATCAGGAGTCCCAGCCGATATTCGATTTTCGATTCTTTCGGCTTTCCAATCCATGTTGTTCCGAAGATACACCCAGAGGCCGGATTCTTTCATAAGTATTGTATTATAACACACTTTATGTTAGAATAAAGATTCGATAACGTTATAAGGAGATAATAATGAAACTTGAGTCTGATGATGCCATGGGCATGCGTCGCCTTGTTGTTGATGGGGTTGTGGTTGGGATATTTCGCCGTGATGAGTTGATTGAATTGCGTGATTGGATTGATGCCCAACTTCCGCTCTGCTTTGACCCCGACCCCAATTTCGTGGTTCCGGGTAGGGTTTCTCATTATTGATGGTTGACGGGGCTTCGGCCCCGTGCTTTAATATAGGTGCAGTAAATAACTTAATAATGGAGATGAAAATGAACGCACTAACCAAAGCAGCAAAGCACAGCACCCGTAAGCAAACGATTGAGAATTACGCCATTGCCGCGATATGTGGTATCATTTTAGGTGTTATGCTTGCATTGTTTGTATAAGGAGATAATCATGGATGTACGTCAAATCATTGAGCGTTTTAAAAAACAAGCCACCCCAACACCACAAATGCTGCTGCAAATGGAAGGCATGGCTGAACGCAACGCCAAACGCATTGAAGAAATTAAAAAGCAAATGGGCGAAAAGTGGATTCTTCATCCAAGCCACATGAAATCCAAATTGGATGAACCGCGCCCAGTATGAATTTAATAGAAATAATAGAAAAGCATAAAATAGCCGTAAGCCCGTCACACAACAACAGCCTAGGCAAGTGGGTGGCTTGTTGTTGGAGTGTCGGGTTTACCATTCCAGAAGCGTATTTCGCTGAAACACTGGAAGAGGCCGTTATGAAATGCTATCAAGATGTGGTGATTGATCGTAACATCACTGAATATGGGCTAAATCACGAGGTCATCAAATGCCGGTCTTAGACCACGAAGTGCACGAATCAACCAAAATTGATTCAACGGCCAGATACGGGTGTCATAATAGAAAGCCATATTCATATGGCTATTTCGCGCCCGATCGTATATACAGGCCAGATGGATCTTTTTATGTGGTCCAGACTTTTATGAAGTATGATATGAGCCGAGAATGCCGATTTGATATGAGCCTAACAGATCCCATGTGCGAAGAGTGCAAGCACCGGGGAAGCGGAGAAGCTTATAACGCCTCTATACGCGGCCTTGGCTCCTAGCCCTAGCCTCTTGCATCATTTCCCAATCTTCACGGCAATCGGCATCACACCAACGTTTACCAGATTCCAGTTGGGCATTGCAATAAAAGCAGTGTCCAATAGATTTACCTACTTTTTCATGTCTGGCTCGTTCTATTCTGTAACGTCGTTCTGCTTCTTCTAATTCGGAAGCATCGTCAAATGGATCTGCACTCATTTATCAGCCTGTTCTTGTTCGTCAGCCCACTCAACTATTGAGAGCCATTTTTGGGTTGTGATTGCGCATTTTTCTGCCAAGTCTGGGGCAACAGAAACATAGTAGGCGGTGGCTCTCGCAGGGTCCGCGGCAGGGTCGGGAACGTTGGGCATGGAGCCGCCACCATTTGACTTGCGCAACCCGTCATAAACACTGCGAATAGAAGCCACATCTTTTGCATATGATTCCTCTGCTTTCTTGGTGATTCGTTTTTGCTGCGAAGTAATCAGGTCGGTTTTATCTTGTTGCGCTTTTGCAGCCGCAATAGTAGCAGTCCGATACTCAGCGAAATTGTTTCTTTCACGATAATAAAGAAACCAGCCGCCAATAACCACAGCGACAATGACGCAAATAATAATAACCCGATTAAACAGCGACAAGGCCATAAACATATATTTATCCACCTAGACATTTTTCATACCGTTCTTTAGAACGAAGCCATACGCCATAGCAGCGTTTATTACCTGGGGTGCTGCAATCATACCCATCAACTTTCTTATACTCAAGGTAAGCCATGCAAGAGCCAATATAATCGCCTCGGTTTGCTCTCTTTACCATGCTTGAGTTGCAGAGAGTAGGCACGCCGTATTGGTATGCGAATCCCACCATCAGATCATATTCATTTTGCGATAATGGAGCCGTCACGCATCGCTTAATGCCCAATTCATCTTTTTGGATGTGTGACAGGCTACGTTGCACCGCTTCTATTGGATTTGTCTTGTCGCCCATCTTTACTGCTGATCCGTCTGCCCTGTGCGTCATACCGAATCCGTATGTAGGCACATCGCCTTCTACCGGAATCACGGCTTTATCCGTGTAGCCTTCTGATACGAATAGACCGACAGCCAGAGCCGCCGATACGGAAAGCCCAGCGATAGCGCGGCGATCAATTGCCATCAGATGCCCTTTTGCGCGACCAGCCGCGCAACAAACGCGCTACAAACACAAGCGAATGACAGACCGGCAAAAATATGGCGAGGAAAAGCGTCAGCATAAAAAGGCAAAATGACTTCCAGACCAGATAATATGCCAGCAAGAATAATGAAGCGAATGCTCCAAGACCTTCTAAGAATTTCGCGCCAGTTATCATATAGTCTAAGGGTGAGTTTTGATTCGTTCATACGCGGCAATGATGATAGTAGATAGGCCTACGATCCACAGAATAGGCTTTGCTAGCTTCCCAATCCATTCAAGCACTATGAATGCACCCTTTGCACTATTAAACGCCGTAACAACGTCTTTTGTATCCGTTCCGATAGCATCAACTTTATTTTCAACGGCGACAAGCCTGTCGTATATTTCGCGGTGGCTGATGTCTTCCATTACTCGCTCCATACGTTCGCCGGTTTGATAGGCCAGTCTGTGATTAAAGTTGCTGGAGGATCAAGAGCGATAACCCGAATCTGATTGCGGTACGTTTTGAACTCGTCAGAGTTCGTTAGATACGGAGGAAAGGCCGGATCAATAACATCAGCATATTGGGTAAAGTCAGTCTCCGATAGCAATGCTTCGGCTTGTGCTTTATTTGCTTGAGTGTAGTCAGGAGCCGGAGGGGCTACCCACTCGCCATCAACCAAAGACCAACCGAATGTAACTTCGTCCGGCGCTTCGATGAATCCAGCCGCATAGCCTTGGCTAAAGATAGAGAAAGGATCAATCTGTGCCTGATCTGTTACGACGTTATCTGTTAGATATACATAGTGCATAATTTTCTCCTATTAGGCGTAGATGAGAACGATAGCTGCGCCGCCAGTACCACCAGCAGTATTGCCGCCGCCACCACCACCGCCTCGGCCACCGGCTCCTCCGAATCCTGTTTGACCCCCAGTACCCCTACCAGCGCCGCCACCACCGCCAAAACCTCCTGATCCACCATAAGTTGGGCCATTAACATTAGTTGCTCCAGCACCGCCGCCAAAATCACCGCCAGCGCCGCCATATTGTGTATTTGCATACGACCCAGCACCACCTCCTGGGCCTGCCGAATGGCTATAGTAGTTGGATTGAACAAAGGACCCGCCGGGAGCATCACAATGTGCCAAGATCGGATCTGTAAACCTAGATTCAAATGTTCTTGATTTTCCTGTCGCAAAACCATAAGCGGAAGCTGGTCCTCCGGAACCGCCACCCGACCCATCAACTGCTGCGCCGCCAGCACCTCCGCCTGCCCCATAAGAGCTGCCACTTCCACCGATGCCAGCGCCGCCTCCTGCATAAGGGGCGCTTGTTCCACCGGCATATCCATTTCCTAACGGAGAACCAGAAGACCCACCGCCGCCCCAAGATGCTCCGCCAGAACCACCTGAATACGCTCCGCCATTAGTTACAGATGCATGATTGGTTGCTGTTCCACCGGAGCCACCCGTCCCGCCTGCATTACCATTTCCTCCGGCATTAGCAGTCAATAAAGTCGTTCCGCCATAAGCGACAGTAGCAACTCCTCCAGAAATCGTAATTGTTACTGTTTGCCCCGCTGTAACTGCAATATCCCCATATGCGCAACCGCCGCCGCCTCCTCCAGCGCCACCTGTATCACCATTCCCGCCTTTGCCAAATGCGTACGCACGAATTGAAGTAACGCCTGTAGGAACAGTATATGTGCCGGTAGCCGTGATCGCAGTCCAAATTTTAGTGCGCGGAGCAGGTATTGCTTGTTTAACTCGCAAAGGCGACATAGACCGAACCGCTGTCTCAGTACCGGCTTCCATTTCAGCCTGTGTTGCATCAATAGGATCAAGGCGAACCTGTGTCCAATTAACAGCGTCAAGGCTTGGATCAGTTGTGCCAGCACCGGCTGAATTGCGGCGATATGTCTGCTTATTCAATGGCGAGTAAACCGCAGCACCGGTGGCATATGTAGTGCCGCTTACCCATGCCACAGCACCGACAGTTGCCAATGCGGTAGAAGCAGCAGCAAGCGCGTCAGAAGCACTAGCAGCGGCTGCGGTAGCATCAGCATCAACAGCTACGGCCTGTGCGTTTGCCTCTGTAGTGAATGTGCTTAATGCAGCAACCCAATTAAACGCCTTAGTATTGAACTCAGACGTTGTATCTGTGACGGCTGGTGCGGTTGGTAATGGTGTGATGCTCATGTTAGCCCCTCTATTTCAAGTGAACACTCGGCGTGATCGGTATAGCTTAAAAGGATATCAAAGTTCTTGTAGAACCCAAAAATGGTTGTTGCTTCGAATTCATTAGAGCCAATCCAAAGCACCGGCTTGGCTCTAACAGATGATAAATATGATTGTAATTGGTCTACTTCACCATTGTCCAAGAAAATCTCATAAGTAGCACGTTTTGCAAAAGCCCGTTCAACGAACACCACATCACCAAAATCATTTGTTTCTTTGCGGCTGTAATCTTGGATTCCAACCCGCGCACCATATTTCATGCCCAAACTGAATTGGTTTGCTTGACCAAATAGGATAACGCCAACTGCCAAACCCGTTGTGCCTGTAATACTGACTGTGATGCTGGCATTTGGATATGCTGGAATATCTTGAATGATGACTTGATTGCTGGCTGCTGATCGAGTGCCAAAGAACCAATGCCACCATGATGATTGCAATGGCACTTGTGAAATATCGTATTCTTCATCATAGACAATGCCATAAACAGGATCATCAACTGTTACAGCCACAGCTGTTGCGCCGGTTAGATTCATAATGCCAATAACGCCAACTGCTTGACCAAGCGTCATTTCATAGGTGATATTTGGTGGCGAATTGCTTGGATAAACAGTCTGTGATTGATTGCTCAAGTCAAACGATTTCCAGCGATTTGTTGGGCTTACCTCAACCCACCATGTTGTTTCAGTTACTGGATTTTTATTCAGATTTGATGCTTGCAATGATTCATAAATGCGATGCGTTGAAGTCAAAATAACCCGCGCACCGGCAGCATACGTTGTGCCAGATGCCCATGCGGAATAATCAGTTTCAGGTACGTTTGTGCTGGTAAGCATCGCATCGGTAATAGTTACCGGGTCTACGATGCTAATTGCGTAGGGTGATGTACTCATGCTGTTACCACTCTAGTTTCTGGCATACCGTCACCATCCCAACGCTCAAACAGTCGATTCATGCGAGTCTGCAACTGAACCATTGCTCTTGCCTGTACTTTGTTATCTTCGCGCAGCCCACGGATTTCCTCAGATACGCCACTTGACAGTAAATTGCTAGTCTGTGCCGTATTATAAACCATTGCAGGATTGCTGAAATTAACCAGTTCTGGGCCTTCTTCACCAACAAGCGTCATACCTGGTGGCGTATAACCACCTGATGCTCTTGTTCGCATATAAGTGCCGCCCCCTGTAGGCACAAGGCCATAAGCATTAATTAATGTCTGTGCAGCATTTGCGCCAGCCACTTGATGTGTTCCTTGACCGCCTGGGAATACCAAAGTATTACCAACCAACTTATAGCCGCCTTGCCCAGTTGACCCTGTTGCGCCACCTGCGCCACCGCCACCGCCACCAGCCATTGCACTAGCCATTCCAGAAATAGCTGAACCCAAAGCAGATATTGCTTCTGTAACACTCATGACAGAAGTATTCACACCATTTAATGCGTCAATTTGAGCCTGTGCGCTGCTTAAGACTTTTTCATAATAAACCCTAGTTGCTTCAACTTCTGCATCATATTGAACTTTTGCTTGTTCTAGTTGTTGAGTCAATAGTTCAATTTGTGTATTTGCTGCTTCAAGATGCATTTCAGCAGTTGTCATTTGGTCAAATGCAACATCTTGAAGCTGACCTAGCTTATTAGCAAAGTCGGCATTTGCGCGGATCATTTCAAACCGCGTTGCAAAGTTTTCTGCTCCAAGAGAACCAGTTACATCAGAAATTGCGCCAGACAATTCTTCTTGGCTTGGCAAGTATCCTGTGCGGTTTGCGTTTGCAATGGCTCTATCAATAAACGCCATGCCGCCGCCAGCAGTACCAGCAACTCCACCAATGATGCGCTGAATTGCATCATCGAGCATATCGTAAATGCCTTTAAAGGCATTGTAATTTTCTTGTGCAACTTGCTTTGCTGCATTTGCAGCATCCATCTGCCTATTTAGATTCTTAACCAGAGCATCATAAGCATCAGATAGCTTTTTTAACGCTGCTTCTTGCTCAACTGCAACTGCCTTTTGTAAAGCTGAAAACGCATCAGAAACAGCTTGTGATGCTGATTGCATTGCTGTTTTTTGATCTTCAATTGCCCAAATCTGCATCTGAATAGCACGATTTGACTCATCGAGAGTAGCCAATTGTTGCTGACGCAAAGCTGCTGTGTTGCCCTGTGCCTGATAAAGCTGGGTCATCAAACTCTTTTGTTCTTGTTGGATCATTTCCACTGATTTAGCGGCGGCTTCCGATATCTGCATGAAAGCCGGAGCCAGCTTCAATAGATTAGCCAATAGAACATCAGTACCGGCAGCAGCGGTGGCGTCCACCAAAGCGCGAAACGCTTGCGTGTTCTTAGGTAGCGTTAAGTTCATGGCCTCAAAAACCTTGCCTAGGTTTTCGGTAGCCTTCTGTGTGCGCTCTTGTTGTGTGTAGAAGTTCTGGTAATAGAAGTTCGTAGCTTCGTTGAACCCTTCGATGCCGCCCATCATATCGATAAAGGCACTGGCTACATTAGCACCAGATAAGCTGGCTTCATGTAGACGAATACCCAACGTGCCAAACGTAGAATTAACTGTGCTTAGGCTCGATGCAAGACGTGTTAACGTCTGGCTTGATGTCTCACCTGATTGCTGGAAGTTAGTACCGGCTAGAATAACATCGGCCAGTTGATTAGCATACCCTTCAAACTCACGCTGCAGGTTGGCTGTTAATTCATCGACGTTGTTGGCTGATATCTCAAAATAATGAGTTACGCCCGAAATAGCGTCCGCATTGACGCCCAAAATATCTGCATAACCCTTGGTGGCATTAGCCACGGCGATGATCGAGTTATCTAAGTACTTTTCTAGGTCGGCATTCATTCCGGCGTAGTCTCTACCGGAGCCGCCGCCGCCAAACCAACCGCCTTTTTTGGTCCACAACGAATATTGTGCGGCCCCTTCAACACCAGATGGTGTCCAAGTGCCTGTCAAGATGTTTCCGGCTGACTCTTTTGCACCGGAACCAAAAGCCGCATTTGCTATGCCACCGACGATGCCGCCGATTAAACCGCCGACAAAAGTACCGATACCCGGAACGATAGCGGTTCCTAGTGCAGCACCAGCCGCCGCACCGCCGCCTGTGGTATATAGCGAGTTACCGCCGATAAGCGATTTGCCACCGCTAATCCATTCGCCAGCCAACGTACCGGCGCCAATGCCAGCCGCGCCCTGCGCTGCCAGACCGACGGTGCCTGCCGAGTTGAAGACGGCAGCACCAGCGGATTCAAAGCCCATGCTAGCCAGCCCTTCGCCGACAGCAAAGGTAGCCGCCTGCGCACCGGCAGCGATGGAATCCAATGCCCCCAATGTGGCTGTAGTAAGTGCGGTATAGGCGTTATTGACAGAAGACGCCATGCTTGCCAAGCTGCCAAGCTGCGATACGCTTGAAAGCGAAGTTCCGGCGTTAGCTGTGCCGTTCATACCCAACATCGATGTTACTGCAGCCGTGCCACCAGTAATGATGGGCTGTAGGATCGGGCGCAAGATCAGCGTCTTGAACATGTTGATCAGAAACTCTTTGGCGGTCTGCCCGCCATTGATTAATGCATCAGTCAGGCTTTGCCCGATCTGGAAGTTAATCTGTTCAATCTCTTTTGCGTAGTCTTCCTCAATCTTTTTGCGCTTCTCAGCAGCTTCTTTTTCCAGCTTAATCCGCTCTTTGATGCCTTCATTTTCGATCGTTGATTGACGAATGGCTTCGGCGTATGCGCGATATTCTGCTGTGTTTTGCTGCAACCCAGTCTGTTCTAGCTTGCGCAGATTAATGGCAATCTCTTTCTCAATATTGCTCATTTGTTGCGTTTTCGTCTCAAACTGGATAGACAGAAGCAAGTCATCAGCAGCTTTTCGCGCTTTTTCTTGTTCATCAGCCAGTTTCTTTGCTGCTTTGGCAGATTCTTCCATTGCCTTGCTAGACTGCATCGAGCCTTTGGTGATTTTTGCAGCAGCTTCAATGGCCGTGTTGCCTGACTGATTCCACAGGCGATCTAAAGACTCTAAACTGGTAGTCCAGTTGGTGCGGATGTCTTTACCTAATTCTCCAAGGATCGCAACAGCGCCTTTGAAATCTCCAGAAGCGAAAGCGACAATACCAGCAGCAGTTGCGCCAATCGTGTTGCCAAGAGTGCGAAATATTTCAACACCAATAACGGCAGCAGAAAACAAACCCTTAAGGCCAGCAGAGATAACATCAGCCACACCTTTCAGATTACCGCCTTGGGTCATCAGATTCAAAAATTCACCAGCTAATGATTGCAGGGTGGGCAGCAATTCGGCCATTACTTGATTGGCGATGCCGCGTGAGCCCATGCTAATCAATTCAAGCGTATCGTTGAACTTTTCAGCGGCCAGTGCTGTTTCTTCACTTAGAGTTAAACCCAACTGTTGGGCCAACTCTTGAAATTCACGAATTGAATCGCCGCCAGCGTTCAAAACTGGGATCAAAGCAGCACCAGACTTGCCAAAAATTTCAATGGCCATCGCCGTTTTGTTGGCGTTGTTTTCAGTCCCAGCGAAACGGTCAGCAATGTCGGCCAAAACTGAAGTTGTGCTGCGCAACGACCCATCTGCATTTTTGGTTGACACGCCCAACGCTTTAAAAGCAGTATCACCTGCCGCGATATTCTTATTAAGCTTGGCTAAAGCGGTTTGCATTGAATCAGCATCGACCCCGCCCTGCTGAAATGCCAACTGCAACCCGCCGATTTCTTTGACTGCAATGCCGATTTTTTGACTTAGCTTGTTTGCCTCATCAGCAGCGTTGATCGCTCCTTTGATCCAACTGGCAAAAGCACCTGCCGATAGACCCACTCCAATGGCCCCCAAAGCTGCTCCTGCTACACCGGCAGCTTTTTTGATGCTGTTCATTGTGCCCTCAACCGTATTACGGGCAGCAGCCATGTCGGTCTTTAACCGGGCTACATTTGCCGCCATTTCGATTGTTAATTGGGCAACATTCATCGTCTTTTGGCCTGTAGGAATGATTTAAAGGCGTTCACTACTTTTTTCTGTACTGCGTTTCGGTCAAATTCGTTGATGGGATCCCCATACGGTGGCGGTTCATCTGGATTTTCACCTTTACTTAACATACTTAAGTATACACTACTCATTTTTCGAATACAAGTATATTCCCACGGTTCTAACTCTATTCCAGACAGACTAGACCATGCTTGTATTTCTTGGGCAGATAATTGGATTGCGCCCATCGCGCCAGATCCAACCATGCCAAGATCAAACCAGATTTGCAGTAAATATGATTCTTCGCCAACCGGTGGCATCAAAGGAGTTCCCCCTCTGGCCACTATCCTTTCTGCTCTGGATTGATTTCTTTGATTTTGTTTTAAGTCATCAGAAGATTTTGGGGTGGCATGAAACCACCCCAATTGTGAAGCGTATAAACAAAGACCTTCTGTGACTACTTGGTAAAATTTGACCAATCACCAATGGCTTTGTTTACTTGCTCCGAAATAAAACCAATGGATGGGTCCATATAAGCCGCTTTGAACATTTCAACGCCGGTCAGGTCTTTATAACCAAAACCATTAAAGCTGACGGTACAAGCTGCAAGAAACTCAGCATCCAATTCTCGCTGTTCATCTTCTTTCATCTTCTTGCTAGGCTTGCGAACATACTCAAGAATGGCGCGATTTTTGACGCCGGAAGCTTTTTGGTATTGCTTTGAGCCGGGACCATAAACCGTAACGCTAAGCGGTTCGCCATCTTGATTGAGAAGCGGTTCTCCGTCCGGAGATTCAAGATCAATAGTAGCAGTGGATTTAGCAGCTAGATTTGAAATATCAAACATTTTTGTTTCCTTTTCGCAAGGTATATTATTGCCCGTGGTAAACGCGGCCTGCCCTTGCGTAGGAACAGAACCGCGTTTACTCGGTGCGCGTTTTGTCTTTTCAGACAATATCGTTAGGCCGACAGCGATTCAACGATGCCGACAGCAGCCGAATTGGTGGTAAGTTCAAGGTTAGCCGATGCAGTGGTGATCGAATCAACACCGCCAACGCCCACCTTCCACGACATTACCTTGGCAGCGAAGAAATACTTATCGCCGTTTTGAGTCGTGACTTGGAAGTAATAGTCGCTGTCGGACAGGCTTGCGGCCTTCATGATGATCTGGCCAGCATCGTCTGTATCCAGACCAAGTGACAGAGCCATTGTGCCTTCGTTGAAGCTGCCCTTGAACTTTTGCGTGCCACGCGAACCAACCGGCATGTGCGTTACAAGAGCAAACTCACGGCCAAATTCACCCAGATCGGTGATTTCACCAACCAGAGCAGGAGCAGGAGATGCGCCAAATAGCGTGTTATAGCCGGAAGCGTCAAAAGTCGAAGGGGCGGTAGCGGTTACTCGCAGAGTTGTCCCTGCGGATGTACGAACGGTCATAATATTTCCTCTCTTTTAAAACGCCCACAGGGATTGTAGGCAACTGTAAAAAAACGATACTCGTTTCAATCTCCATTGTACCACATCATTCGTAGTACGTCAAAATATAGTCGGCGGCTTGGGTCCATATGTTTGCGTCCAGATCTTTATCCATAGGCTGTAAACTATCAAACCTACAACTAACCACCAGTTTACCGGCCACCGTTTGCTGATGTTTAAAGTCTAAAACATTGCGAATAGCGGCATGAATTGATTTGATTTCACCGATGGTTTGAGCCAACGGGTTGATTTGGACGCGGGAAAACGCCCTCTGCGCCCCGTGCTGATAAGCCACATTTGGTTGTGGTACTCCATCAACCACATTGTAAACAATGGCTGGATACGCCGTATTTTGCGGCAATTGACCCAATGCTTTACGTGTGCTTACCAAAGCAGTGATTGACGAATCTGCTAGTAAAGAAGCTATGATGATTTCCGGATTCATATGCCAGCCTTTTTAAGTTCTCTGGGAAGCCTCTTCCTGATATACTCAGCGATGGCCTCTACTGATTGTTGATTAGAAGTATCAAACGCCGGACGCATGAAAGGACGCGGCCTAATGCCGGGATGTTTTACCAGCTTTCTAGCCATTCCAGCAAAAAATAATGATTTACGGTTTTTTGGTTTAATTTCATATGGTTGTTTCTTGCTATTGTTGCCAGAACCAGCATAAAACGAACCTGTGCCGTATTCAATCAGATGGGCGTACCAAGCTTTTTTATTACCGGCTATCAAATACGACCTCACCCAGCCCCATTTCTCAGACTTTCTGCGGAATCGAACTCGAAGACTTTTTTCTAATTCACCAGTTTTAATGCTGCCATTTTCTCGCAGTTTGGCTTTGGCCACATCCATCATGGTTTTCTGGCCAGCCCGTAAAGCACCACGAATTACGTTGCGCTCAATATTAACCGGCAAGTCTTTAAGAAGCTTGTCTAGTTCGGCAAGTCCGTCAATGGTGACAGAATCACTGGCCATCTATTGATCCCTCTGTGCAATCAAATATGATGTACTTTCCACTTTCGTTGATATTCATGGCAGACGTGATGTTAAAATATCTACCGTCATACGAAATTCGCCATGCATCAACAGTGCGTGGTGGAGTGAAATTAGGATTGTATCTGACTGCTATGGTGTGCGTTAGAATGGAATCTACTTGACCAGCTTTCAATTTTTCCCTGCCACCAACGTGCTTGATGCTGGCCCAAACAGTGGCCACATCAGACCAAGAATCTATCTCTTGACCATAGCTATCCAATGTTGAACTTCGTCTCTGCAGAGTAACCCGCTTGTCAAATCGCCCAATGTCCATTTATACACCCAATTTGATACGGTATGGATTCATCAAATATGTGGCCCCAAGTGGACGCTCATAACTTTGATCCAAAGACACTGCTTCCCGGTTGTCATAAAGATGACCCAACATCAACAACATGGCCGATTCGAGTGGTTTCGGCATTGGGTATGGATTCGGGCTTTGGCCATCTGTGAACCCGGAAATGAACCGGATAGTAACTTCTTTAGCCGCTGGGAATGTAATCTTTGTTAACGACGGCTTAAGACGAGCAGGACGTGTATATGTGTCCAACACGTAATCAGATGATGTTAGTGTCTTCGTTTCGTCATTCAAGTCAACATAAGAGACGCTAGTAATGCTAGTGACGGGCCATGTTTGCAAATTCGATTCAAAATCTTTGAAAGAATCTGCTCTCATTTCATATGTACCACTGGCTATCTTAAGGCCGGTGTAATCTTCAGCATTTTGACGCACAGCCGTGATAAGGCTGGTGACCAATGAATCATCTGGGTGTGAAGGTGGCGATCCAGATGTGTCAAGGCGCAAATGAAGACGGGCAGTTGCCAAGCTAATTGGCTCTGTTGTCGGTGCTGTAATCTCTTTTAACCAATAAACTGCCATAATTTATCCTTTACGGTCTTTCTTCCCAACGCGAATTCTTGAATAAGCACCATTGGCATCGGTCATCAACTTTATTGGTGGATGTGCTTCAACGCGCTCACACCAAGTGCCGTCCTCCATATCAACGAGGCGCATTTCCTTATTCATGTTGCCGCGATAAGTCACATCACCCATAACAACCTCTATTTAATATGGCCATCATCCTTTTAGCCACTTCGTCCGGTTGAATGGAAGCCATCGCTTCTTGGCAATGTTTACATTCTACCCGCATGCCGCAACCATCTCCCACATAATAATTATAATGCAAGCTGTAACCTGTGACAAGTGGGGATATAAAACCACCAAAGATGACGCATCCTTTCACGTCCAAAGCAGCGGCCGTGTGATGTAAACCACCTTCTGGTGATAAGAATGCTTTAGCTTTGGATAAAACAGCTGCCATTTGACGTGGCGTTGCAGTTTCAATGTGTTTTACGTGAGGCAACATCTTCACATTGCGCGGACCCAGCTGAACCCAATTTACATCGACTGCAGCAACCACTTGAGCATACCGGTTAAACCCCCAATCCCGGTTGACGCTTTCTTGCTTGCTCTTTAAATTCGGCTCAACTACGACGATATTCCCGCCGTACTTATATTCAACTTCATTTGCAAAATCCAACTCAGACTCAGAAAAATATATTCGCGCCGGTTTCGGAGAATATGGCAACCATTCCCATTTTTCCCCGGTTACAGACTTGAAATACGGGCGATGCCCCGGACCACTTTCAACCTTAGCATCATATGCTTCACCGATCCGGGCTATCTTGGGGTTATTTTCCCAAGCTTCATGCCAGCGTTGCTGATGACCGCTAAATATGGCAACCTTGTCAACCGGCAAAGCCTCAGCTTCACCAGCCGCCATAAGTTCATCGCCCCAGCCCATTACCAAACCATGATGTAATCGCCAGCCATTACGGTATGCACTTTCATGCCAAGCGATTGTAAGTAATCAACAGCAGCCGTATCTGTAATGCCAAACTTTGCGCCTTTATTGGGCTTTTGCTCAACAATGATGACCGGCTTATTGCGCGTGATTGTTTGCGCTGCTCCCTGTAAAACAAACAATTCAAACCCTTCACAGTCAATCTTAATCAGATCAACATCTGTAAATTCGTAATCGTCCAGCAACACCACTTCAACTGATTTGGCAACTGTGACTTCTTTGCCAACACCAGATTTTGGCGATGTGTCACCACATGAATCACCACTCGTAACCATTTCAACAAAACCGCGTTCATTGCCAAGCGCAACTTGGTAGAGATTCACTGTTGGTGCGTTAAGAAGTAAACATTCAATGTGCTTTTCTACCGGTTCAAACGCTTCGACGTGCTTAAAATCCAAAGCCATCACCCGTGACCATAAGCCAAGATTTGCACCAACATCAATCACGCGCCGTTTTTGAGCGCATTGTTTGACTGCTTCACGGTACTTTGGGTATTGATAAGTTGGTTTGCCATCAACAATTTCACCGGCTTTTTGCATCCAATCAATCAGATGATGCTCATCATCAGGCAAATATAAACTATTCCACGTTTTCATTTAACATTCTCCAAGCTAGTCCGTTACGAATTTCTTCTATGGTCCACTGGTTGTTCGCCAGCGAAGCCGCCAATTCTTCTCTATTGTCTGGTAATTTTGGATTTTCTATTTCAGATAAATCATTGCTGCCGAAGACCAAAGAAGCGCATTTTTCAGTTGCAAAGCAAGGTACACCATTAACTGCCGCTTGAACACCGGCAACTGAAGTGTATACCACAACCGCATGAACATCTTGCAATGCTCTGGCAAATAACATTTCAGTCATATCGCCAAGCATCTTATCACGTATTTCTATTGGCCTATCAGTGTGTTGCCTTATGGTTTGAATTACGCTTCTGACCCAATCATCACGATTAATTCCGTGAAGAGCATAAAAAGCCGCAGATTGCCTACATATGAGGATCTTTCGCCCATGCTGGCGTGGTCTAATTTGGACGCCAAGTTTATTTAGTCTATCTCTGCCACCAATTACTTTACAACCATTTTGATAGGCGTTTTTTGTGATCCGGTAATATTGGCCTCTGCCAAAATATGCTTTGTCGCCATAATACCAATTTCTATTTTCAGAAATAGCTTGTTGCAAAAATGACCATGCCGCTGGATTTCCAAACAAAGCAACATCGCCTTTGCGCAGCAATGAAACATCAGAAAATATCCTACCGCCACAGCCTTTGCCGAAGGCCATTGCGAACTCTCTGCAAACGTCAATGCCGTTCAGAAAGTACGTATTGGGTATGCTGTGTTGATCCATTCGCCTTGCCAAACATCTGCGCCAACTGCGTATTGGTAATGCTTAAACCCCGGAATACCGGCTGTCCAGTGGATTACCTTCGCCCCTCCCAACGGTTGATCCTCATCAACAATGCGGTTCCATGCGTCATCTATTTCTTCAATATCGGAATCATCAATAAAAGAAAGCTGGAGAAGATCATACATTTTATCAGCTATTTGCAAATACTCAGGCGTGATCTTCTGCCACGCTGGGTGTTCGCAATTGATGAGCATGAATGATGCCCAATTCTTGCGTGGGTAATTGGTGTTCGGTGATTCAAGTTCCGTCCCAATATATTTAATTGGGTTTCTTGTTACATAATCATGCTTCACCACACCGACAGCCCCCTGCAAATTATTTAGGGCATCTTGCAATTCTTTGGCATCGCATAACATCACCATATCTGCGGCATCAGCAAAAACAGCCTTTCCTTTATAGCCCATTAATGCCGGTACAGAAAAGCGCGATGTTGTAAAAGCGTTTGTGCCTTGCCTCATGCCATTAGATTGCAGCGGTGTAAAAGCAACTGGTATTGATGACCGGCTTAATACACTTTGGCAAAAGATATGATAGCCAACTGATTCACGTTGATCATAGCCACAAAATATATTCAACATAACGATTCCAATTCTTTATGATCAAAAGCAGTCAATGCTGTTTTTCGCGTTGCATTGATAACTTCAACGCCTTCTTGCTTCAAATCTCTGGCTAGTGCTATAAATTTCTCGCACCAATCCTTCATTAAAGAATTACTTGGGCTACCGCTGCGTTGATGATATGGGTGCTTTCCAAAAAAATGCACTTGATCGCCATCAGTTTGCATATCGTACCCAAGAAGAATAATCTTTTTTGCGCCCAATAAATAAGCCAAATTGACAGCCTGATAACCTGAATTGCTGCCGAAATGAATTTTTGTTTTGCCTAGCCCTGACTTGCTTTCTCCGGGCCAATGACGCAAATGATACCGTTTCGCGCTTATTTCACTTTGTGTCCAAAGATCGCACGAAAATTTAGATTTCAATTCAGCTGCGTACATGTCCCACCAATGATCGTCACAGCCATAGATAGCATCGGCGGTAGGCAAATACCGCCATGATTCTTTTATTGCGAGGATTCGCCAGCCGTCTTTCGACTGCTTCTGCGTGATGGCGTTGCAGTCCTCTTTGGTGAGGCTTGGGCCGGTTGCGACACAACAGACGGTTGCTCCGCTCCACTCTCTACCGGCTCTGTTGATTGGGCTTGTTGTGGGGCAACCTGTGTGGGGTTTACCAAGTCAACCATGTCCAGACTCGCCAGATGCTCGGCAAGCTGCTTGGGGATGCGCAAACGTTGCTTGCGTCCAACAGCGCCGATACGGGCATCAAAAAAGTGCGCTTTCGCGATTACGTCAACTATTTCCGTTTTCATCTTCTTTTTTATCCTGTTCCCAACGCGATGCACAGAACGCTACACGCTGGTCCGTATCCGGGAAAGTATCGACGGATTCCGAATCGCTCATACAACGAGCCATCCATTCCCGCCAAGTTTCGCCGGATACGGGGTGAGGCATACTTAGAACGAACCGCTAATGAAAGCAGCTGGGCGATACACAGTCAGAGCAAGACGCTCTTCGGCCAAGATCGTTGCCATGTTCTTCCTGAAGTTGTCGCCATCTTCATAGGAGATTTGAACGGCAGCATCTTGACGATCCCAAATCTGTGCGCCCATAGTGAACGAACCGACAAGGAAAGTACCGGCAGTGATGCTGTTAGTGGCAACGACACGCTTACCCCAAATGCGCGGACCAAGAGCGTCAATCGGACCCATATCGCCGCCGAAGATGTACTCACCGTAGCTGCTCTTTTGCAGTTCGATAGTTTCCCAATCAGCAGGATTCAGCACGATAGCATCGGCAGTGAATTCCGACAGCTGAGCCTGAGTCAGAGCGCGGCGAATGGTGTCCAGCTTGGTGTCGCCAGTTACGGCACGAGTGTAAGCTGTGTAGTTGCCAGATTTCAGCAGACCGCCCAGATTGCCGCTAGTGCCGTTACCGTTCAGCAGCTGATCTTCTTCTTCCAGCTTCAGGCCATACATCAGACGACCATTGACATAGCTTTCCAGCTGAGCCGAATCATCCAGCACTTGACGCGAAACAGGGATGAAGTGAGCCAGGGTAGCCACAGCAGCCGAAGCCAGCGTGAAAGTGATGCCCGATTCCGGCTTGGTCACGTTTTCGTAGTCAGGCGAAGAATACTGAGGGCCAGCATTGTTCGTAAATACGTTTTCTTTCGTGTACTCAACCAGATTCGATGTGGTGCGGCCAACCGGCAGCAGATCACGGATCGTCAAAACTCGATTCGGGTTGTTGATGATACCAGCCAGACGTTGCGATGGGACCAGCGGTTGATTTTGACCGGTAGCATTGACGATGGCCGTTTTCAATTCAACTCGTGCAAACTTGCTGCGGCCTTCTTGCATGGCCTTGAACGAATCAGACTTGATTAGAAGTTCACCGGCAGTATCTTGCTTCTGCGCATCGCCATTCATGCCCATTGACAGCTTGCGTTCCATTTCAAGGCATTTGTCAGTCAGTTCGCTTGACTTTGCAGCCAGCTTTTCCAGAGCCGATTTTGTTTCGCCTTCGATGGCCTTCGATGCTTCGATTTCGCCGTTGGCTTTTTCCATCCACTCTTTCAGATCGCGAGTGGTTTTCAGCAGAGTACCCTGCGCTTCGGCAAGGGCTTTGATTTCAGTGATTTGATCGCTCATGATTTTTCCTTTTCAAAGTGAACGAGATGACAAAAGATTCAAAGCGATCATTCGCTTCAAATCATCCGGCAGTTCGGTTTTTACATCAGGCTCACCCTGAGTGAATAGAGTCTTGGCACGACTTGCCGTTGCCGTAGCAAGATTTTTCGAAAACCCACAAGCATCCCGCAAGAAGTCTTCGAAATCCCTAATAGTTTTAACACCATCGAGCGATGATTTAACGCTGGTCAAATCGACACGAGCTGCATCATCCGCTGGATATGTAACAATCGATACTTCTGGTAATTCTTTGATTGACTTAATCAGGCGAAGCGTTTCTTCACCTTTCTGGACAATCTCATAATCACCAATCTGGAATCCTATGGAAAGACCGTCAATAGTTTTATGGATCATTCCGGCTTCAATTACATCGGCTTGCGGATTGCCCGGAGTAAGTTCACCTTCCATGTAAAGACCTTTTTCATCTTCTTGAATCATCGTCCACTTACCAACTGGGATGTCCCATGAACGATGATTTACAAACATCTTTGGCATGCGCATATCGCCAGATTTGATCTTTTCGATCACTTGTGAATAAGCGCCGCTAACGATAGTGTCATTGTACGAATCTACGCCGCCGAATACAGAAGCGTACCCGCTGAAGGTTTTCGTTCCCTCAGGAGCAAACTTTAGTTCTACTTGCGTTAGACTGACGTTTTTGCGAAGATTCATCATAATAAACCCTTCCCTGTGTGTATTTTAACATCATGCTGCCAACAGCACAATTAATTCTTCATCGCTTATCGACAAAACGCCTGTTGCGTTTACATTATCAATATGTGACTCTAACTGAACTCCAGATACGCTGGTTGAAGTCGATATAGTCCCAACAGCAAACACGTTTCCTGTTTTACCTGTGGAAACTACGGACACTATTTTAGCTGTTGCGTTTATAGTTATATCAGAAGAATAGCGTTTTACTTGACCGCCAGAACGCATGGATTCTGGGCTTTCAGATGTGGCGTTTACATTGCTGATATATGACTGAATAAATATGCCATCTAGTTGAACACTGGCATTTTGGCTTTGAGAAGCCATTACCGATAGTTCACCCAGACCAGACTGAGATTCTACTCCGGATAGCTCATATGATGAATCACCATATGCAATCAATCCATCACAAGAACAAACGGATTCAAACCCCTCAATCGATCTGTCGCAGTTAGCGGTAACGTTTAAACCGCCGAATTCAAAGCTAGAGTCGATGCTATACTGGCTGTAGCTGGCGTCACAAGTTACTGATGGCTGACCGGCCAATGAAACGGCTTCTATGCCGTTTACTATCTCTGAATCGCTCACTACTGCAGAGACTATATCGAATTCAGATAAGGACTCTAGGCCATTTACCGACAAAGAAGCTTGAGCAGAATAGCCAACGCCCGATGATTTGGAAGATACGTTTAATCCATCTAATATGTAATTGGCGGTTCCGGATGTGATTAAATCACCGTTTGCAGAATTAATATCTATGCCAGAAACCGATCCGGACGCGGACGCCGATATCGCAACTGAACCTACACCGGAACTAGACTGCACCCCAAGTGAAAGCGTGTATGCATCACCATAACCTGTTAACTGCCCAACTAACGATACTGATTCTAGGCCGTTTACTATCTCTGAATCGCTTACTGTTACGACAATAGAAGCAAAAGACGAAGAAGATTGAATGCCAGTGGTTATATAATTAGCACTGCCACTAGGAACGACAACAGCAAAAGAAGATGAAGACTCTAGACTTAAACCACTTATGTTTGCTGCGCCGCTTATTGACGGTGAAGTAAACCAGCCAGTTGATTTTAGCCCAGTGATCGCTTTATTGGCCGATCCGGTAGAAGTCAGAGAAGCAAAAGACGAAGAAGATTGAATGCTAATTACAACAGTTGTTGCGTTTGTTTGACCAATTGCAGAAATAGAAGCAAATGAAGAAGATGATTGAATACCTGTTATCTGCTTATTTGCTTGACCTAATGCTTCAAGATAAACACCGCGTTCAAAAAAGAAGGCGTGCCAATCAGATGTAACAAATCCATCAAGCGGCAAATCTTTCTCAAAAAAGAAAGACCACCAGTTAGTATTGATGAACGAGTAGTTGTCTAGCTTTGATGTAAGCGTTAATCCAGTAACCGTTGCTGTGGCGCTCTGGCTTATGTCTGCAAGCTCTAAAACAGCAGAAACCCACCCGCTTGCTGTTCCTCCGATAGCAACCGATCTTTGAGCAAACGAGCTTACTTGTGCGTTCGTATCATGCCCAGCAACTTCATCAACCGCGTCAGATACGGATGATCTATTGACCATTCCAGATGGCGCAGATTCGATTACTACGTTGGTGCTTCGGCTTCCGACAAACCCAACTACCCAACTCTTTGCGTTATAAATAGCAACAGCAGGGAATGTGACGGTTGTTATCGTGCCATTAGTCCCCGCCGCGTTATTGGCAAATGATACGCCTCGATACACGTGGAAAATGACTGATGTTGCATTAGTCCAAGTTCCACTAACAGTTGATGAACTGGTGGCCGTTAGAACGGCCATAGAACACCCGCAAAGAGAACCTAGGCCATAATAGTACGCTGTCCAACCTGCGGGAACCGTTGGCGATGTGGCAGACCCATCACGGTAAGCAAACGCAACAATTACATCACCGGCCTGATGGGCCGGTAACGTGGCGGAAGTGATGCCGGTAGAACTACCGACAAACGAAATCGCCACGTTTTACCCTTTAAGCGATGCGAATAAGAGCAGATGCACCGGCAGCGGGTAGATCTACAGTGAACGTACCACTGGTACTGGTTACATTTCCGCCGAAATCAAACACTGCAACGGCCTTATTTGATTTGCTGCTGTTATAGATCAAGCAACCACGTGCCGTGATGGTGGCATTTGACCATGAAGGGTCGGAAAACGTCAAATAAGCAGTGGTTGATGATAGCCCGGTTGAAAAACCGGACAAAGTAGCCCCGCCAGCCGTATAGCCAGTGCCAGATACTTCATTAGTTGAACTGTATGTAGTAGTGGCCGCGCTTAGTGTGGCCAAATCTGTATATAGAGCCATCTTATACACATCACCAGAGGCATGTGTGCCATCCAATACTTCTTTTTTATACGAACTGCAGATCGCTGATGTAATTGCCATGATTATTCTTCCTCGGTTGATTCGGCCCCAATAACGTTGCCTTGTTTATCGCGAATGATTTTGATGCTCTTTTTCACGTCTTGCTTCTCAGGTGGAAAGTGAAGATCTAACTTAACATCTGGGGTACTTACTTTAACTTCCGGGTTGACGCTTAATTGAATCGGGTTTTCAACCATCGCTTTCATTGAGTTCTCAATAAGAGTCTTAACTGAATTGATGATTTCTTTTTGTCGTTCTTCTACCTGAGCAGCAGTCTGTTGATCCGCGCCCAGCATCTGAACCGGCATCAGATTGACTTGTGCCGTTAATTGATCAGCGCCGTCCATAGGCGGTAAGTTTTCAAGCTGGCGCCATTCATTGCGGGTGATAAGCCCGTTTTGTACGGCTGTAGACCCGGTTTCTAGGCGATCTTTCAACGACCCACGCAAGATGGCATCTAGGCTGAACTCTACTGTATATAGTTCACGCTGACGCGGGGTCAAAATACGACGTTCAATAGCTTGCTCAAGTGATTCCAACAATGGACGAAGACGGAATTTGTAGAAACCCTGGATCAACTGGTCAATACCAGTACCCCATGTGGTTGTCTTTTCAGTGTCATTAATCAATGCACTTGGAACACCAAACCAACGTGCAATGTCCTCTACGCTATATTTGCGGGTTTCTAATAGCTGAATATCAGCTGGCGTCATGTTCAATGGCTCAAACTTAGCACCGGCTTCCAGCACCAACAAATCGTCGTCATTTCCTTCGACCAATCCTTTATAACTTTGCCGAATGGCGTCACGCTGCTCTTGTGTGAGCAGCTTATCAATCATGAAGACGCCGGGGCGTTTAGCTGATTTTCGGAAAGTGTTGGCTGTGTGATTCTGGGCTTGAATTGCGACATTAAGGCTAGACCGCATATAATCCAGACGTGACATGCCGACCACACCATTGCCTTTGTCACGCCAATGGAATATTGAATTAGAGGCATAAACGGCCACCATGCCTTCATAGTAATATTTATAAATGATTGAATTATCTCTCAATACTTCTACTTCAACCTGATCTGACGATAGAGGCCAGATTTGAATCACGTTGCCATTTGAATCTCGATCCAACCGCGCATAAGCATTGCCGCGCAACAGGTAATTCATAGTTAGGTATTGCCACATTTCCATTGGGGTGTGGCGAACGTTGGGGTTTTCATGTAGCAACGTCCACAACGGGGTGCCACGCGCTAGCGTCTTGTGACCTTCTGCTGAATCCGCTCGTTCATATACAAATAGCGGCAGCGATGCAATGTTGTCGGTTAACAGTTCAAGTGCTGACCATACCGCAGAAACCTGCAACGCGCCATCAACCCCATAATCCGGGGTTTGTTCATATACTTTTACAAACGGTTCGGTATATTGAATGCCGTCTTGCTGACCGGTTGACCCGACATTGCCGAAGATGCGTCGTAATGATTGAAAGAATGTAGCCATATTAGTGCCTCAACGCAATTGGATTCATTATCATATCGTTGAAAGCCATCGAATCATCTTCAATTGAAATGGCCATCCCGACAGCAGCAATCAGAGCGACAGCACCGTCAATCTTGTTTTCGGGTCGTTCTTTTCGTGGATATATGTTTTCCTTGGCATCAATATGAGCCACCACATTGCTGATCATCCATGTCAACACGGGATCACCATCGAAATGAAACCTTCCTTGTAAGACGAGTGCTTCCAACTCCTTCATCGGTTCGCTCATGTTTTGAACCGTTTGCCTATATTCTAACACGGGAAGGCCATCTTGTTGAAGTCTCTGCATCATAGAAGACGCTTGCCACGGGTCAAAACCAGCGTTTATTACGTTATATTTACGGGCGTCATCCCTGATATCATCCTCAATCACAGAATGGTCAGTAACACTCCCGTCAGTTAAAACCATGCGCCCTTCGGTGGCCCACCCGTGGTAATACGAATTTCTGCCATCATCCGCAGCTTCTTCTGGCAAATAATATCGGCCAAACGCGTAATAGTGGCGTTTACCATCAATATCTTTCCAGAACAGTTTAATCTTTGCTGCAACGTCAACCTTGGTGGCTAAGTCACATGAAATTAAACAGTCTTTGCCAGAGAAATCACTTTCATCTAAGGACTCATCAGCACATTTTTCCCAACTTTGCATGTTCATCCATGATATATCCGCGTTTACCCACACGTTCAAATGCTTGGTCATGAAGTTATTCTGGGCAGCGGCCATCTGCTGGGCTTTTAACGCTTTACGTGCTAGATCCTCTGGAGAAACGGATATTCCATAATTAGGATTGGCCTTGGCCCATGAAGCTGGATCGAAAGGATCGTCCCCTTCATCTATTGAGTAAATAATGCCGAAGTAAGTGGGGTCATCATGGACACCATCTAGTATCTTTCTGACGTACGATTGCTGCTCATAACATATGCCAGCCCGGTTGGACCCGGCAGTGGTAATGGCCCAAATGAGAGGTTGAGCGCGAGCACCTGTACCAGTTTCAATTACGTCCCATAAAGCCCGGTTGGGGTGGCCATGCAGTTCATCAATAATCGCGCCGTGGATATTGAGGCCGTCCAAATTACCGTTGTTATCTTTAGACAACGCCTTAAACGCACTGGCCGATGTTTTAACATATATAGAATGTGCCGAAGTCTCAACACTCAAAGCCGATCGCAACCCGGCTGACCTATCCACCATATGCTTCGCATCAGCCCAGACAATCTTTGCTTGGTCCCGCGTAGTGGCAGCTGAATATACCTCTGCCCCCGGCTCACTGTCCGCAGATAGTAGATAAAGCGCAACCGGAGCCGACATAGTTGATTTACCATTCTTACGTGGTACTTCAATGTACGCTGTTTTATACCTGCGAGTACCGTTTGCGTTCACCCAACCAAACACAGTGGTCAAGATAAAACATTGCCAACCACCCATCCCAAGCTTCTTGCCAGCGTACTGACTGCCTTTGATGTGCGGCAATGCTTCAGCGAACTTGACTACTCGATTTGCTTTGTTCTCATCGAACACGAACCCAAGATTTGGGTCAGCCAAATCCTTCTGCTGCCGTTCACACGCCAGTTTTACCCACTTACATGCGGGAATGTCGCCAGATAAAACGCCTTTTACGTAGGCGTTTGCTCGATCAAGCGGCGAAAGATTCGAACGGGTTTGCTGGTTGCTCATTTGGCTTTTCTAGTTTAATCTTAGCGCGGTCCACGGGAGTCATTCCGAATAACGACATTAGTGTAATCATTTTGCCCAACTTAGTTGCGCCAAACGTACGTGGGTCTTCATTGAATTCAGCAATAAGTTCACACAGAGCGCGCCATGCTGGACCATCAACGATAGTTAACACACCATGCACCATTTTAGGCGTCAAATCACGCCAGACCGCTTGCGCACCGGGCGTCATCATTCGATCAGGCTCACCAACGCCCAACTCAGCCATCGGAGCCTCTTTCGCATCTTTGTAACGCTT